ATCTGCACTTCACCTACTGTGTCCCCCCCTGAGTTTATGGGGTACATATTAACTGGTCCTACTACAACCTCCTTCTGGTCAATTAGAATCCTTTGATCTCCTGCAGGATAGCATCCTACAATATCACCAACAATCTTCTGTTCCTCTTGATCATACAAATCACATGGTAATGCACTGATGGTCAAGTTCGGGGCCTGCCACTTGGGTTCTAAACTCCCTACACTCACGGTTTGTGTGAAAGTAGTCCTCGCACTATATATAACCTCTGAATCTGATTCTTTACTCTTGTGAACATCTATATCAAATTCATAATCTAATACAAACCGCTCCTGACTTTGGGGTATGGTCTGGATTTTAAGACTAACAGACATTGCTCTTAGGTTATTATCCCGTGGTGCCACTGCGCGTACTAATGGACTAGTAACAGGAACCGACAATTTAAAGTCCTTATCTGCTGATGCAAAAACTACTATTGGAATCTCACGTGCCACGGACTCCATAGTTACAAATTCACCCTCGATGGAAACATAGATCTTACCATAAGATGGTATCGTTCTAAAACCGGTGTCAGGGTCCACTTTTTGGATAGGATTGGAAATTAGTGGGACTTGGTCCGGAATTCTAAAAGTTATCTCGGGATTATTTGAAATATCCCATACTTGCCCATAGTTATTCTTTGGTTGTACGACTGCATCACACTCATCTCCGGCGACCGTGTTTGCCGCATAGGTAGATGGATCTGGCACATATACAATACGTAATCTACCCTGATGAACCTTAGATGAAACTGCCATGAACGTAAGATTTTGTCCACCCGAATAATAACCAAAATGTGACGACACTGCCGACAAAGGTGTTGGCAGAATAAAATCACCATGTTTTGATTGCCACAACATTGGATTATTTGGTGCTTGCCATACTATGTCATCCACTGCCATGTCTGGGTTGATTTTAAAAGAGTCAACAAACCCCCTTACCTTGCACATCTCAACCACGTCCTTCTCCAAACCCCGTGGAATAATATGTTGCGGCATGGAAACTTGCTTACTTGCGTCTAATCTGAGATTAAATCCATGGTACACCCCATCACCATGAGACAATGAAGTGCCCTGCCGTGGTATAATATGGTTTCCTTCTCTTGTCTCTACGGGCCGGTCACAATCCTCGCCTGGGAATAGTGTAGTGATCGCTGATTCCACATTGTGAACTACATGGCTTACTGTATCTGCGACAGCCCCTACAGTGCCTAAGACCCCCATACCTGCGGCTATTACATCCATCTGGGGTACAGCCCGCACGATCTTCCTGACATTATGAGAATTGGGTGGTGGATTCCTTGCGTTCCTTGCTGTAAAGGGTTTCGAACTAACACCTATCACATCTGCTATATATGGATTAAACATACCAAAGCCCTGGAACGTAGAGAATTGTGCGCCATCGCCGACACTAGCATAAATACTAATTTCTATTTCTGTTGTTTCCCCTGGATCACTATATACAAAATACAAATCCCCAAGTGTGGTAATATTCACCCCCAATAAATCATCTTCTATAGAATTAGGGTTAACATCATTTATAATTATAGTATTGGGATTAAAGAATGGAACATCCACACTAATCATACGATTATTACCAGTACCCTGGACTTCATGTGCGTAGTCTACTTCGTAGTCTTCCCATTTCTTGAAATATTGGGCATCAAAGACCTCAACAGTCTGTGCTTTCTTAATGCTATTGGGCATATGGAAAACCCTTACCTGCAAATCTTTATTACCACTTCGCACATTCGTATAAAGAACATACCTCATTCCTCCGCGATAAAACCTATTTCCATAAGCAAATAAATTCATGAGACTCATTGTATCCTGACCCTGGAGCATAGTTGGTTTCACTGGTATCCGGATGCATTTAGCATTAACACCCTTATTTAGGGTATGGACATCTCTCCATATCAGGTTACACCTCCTAGCCGTGTTGTGTATATTTGGGTCTTCTCCATGTTGAGCAGATTGTAACATTCTAGGAGTATGTTTAGTGACACTAGGTTTGTTCAAATAAGTCTTCCTTGAGTCCATTTCGGCTACAGCCAACACCTGTCTATGTCTTCTACCATAAAATTTAGCATTCTCCAGTGCCATGCTGTACAAGATTTTAGCTGTTTTCTGGCCATTGCTCCCTGTTGATAACGGTTCTAAACATGCAAAATAAAGTGATCCCAAGCTGAGACCATACCCCAAGCTACTATTACGTGTGGGTAGTGCTGAAAGGGGACAAACGAATTTAACCCTAAGTTCTCCTGTACTAGAGTTCAGCAGGTGTATGAATGTAGAATTTAACGTTACTACTTGTGCAGCTGTAACAATTGGATCGTCATCATCCCCTCTTTCAAAGTACCTGAAACCAACCACATAAAGCCCAGACTGAAATTGTGTACTATTTATTTGTATTTTAATTCTAAGATCGGCAGAAAAATATGCATGGTTCTCAAATGGTCTAACTGGTGGCGCACAAATATTTTCCAATATGCAGTCCTTTGGCAAATCATCAACAAACATTATAGAACCAGGTACATCTTGTGTAGTTATCTCTCGCCCCCTACCAAATCTCATCCACTGGTCAGTCAAGCGTTCAGCACTATTCTCTATTTCGTTCATCTTTAGATCTGCAACCAGGACTTCCACCTGCTCTGGCACCTCATTTACCACAACAGGGGCTGCATCAGTAAGCACTATATTCCCTTCCTTATCTGATTGTGG